ACCGATGAGTTTATGAAAGTAATTGAAAACTGCATGTTGAATCCTGATGTGAGTGACCATTGGCATCTCAAAGATCCACACACCGGTGAAGTGCGTGATACTGTGTCGGCAAAAGAATTGTGGACCCGCATTCTTGAAATTCGTATGCAGACTGGTGAGCCATATCTACATTTTATCGACACTAGCAATCGTGCAATGCCTGACTTTCAGAAGAAACTTGGTCTGAGCATCAAGCAATCTAATTTGTGCTCTGAAATTATTCTACCTACCGACAAAGATCGAACTGCTGTTTGTTGTTTGTCTTCTGTTAACTTGGAGTATTTTGATGAATGGAAAAATGACAAATTATTTTTGCGGGACGTTGCAGAGATGCTTGATAACGTACTTCAGTATTTCATTGATAATGCTCCTGACAGTATCTCTAGGGCAAAATATTCTGCTTCTCGTGAGCGCTCTATTGGTGTGGGCGCTCTTGGTTTCCATGCTTATCTCCAACGCACTAATGTTCCTTTTGAAACCGCTATGGCCGTTGGAAAAAATAAACAAATGTTCAAACACATAAAGGAAAAACTTGATGAGGCTAATCAAGAATTGGGATTGGAAAGAGGCGAGGCGCCGGATGCTGCAGGTACTGGGCGTAGGTTTAGTCATGTTATGGCTATTGCTCCCAATGCTTCTTCTTCCATTCTCATGGGCAATACTAGTCCTTCTGTTGAACCTCTTCGTGCCAATGCTTATCGCCAAGACACTTTATCGGGCGCTCACCTGAACAAGAATAAGTATTTGGATAAAATCATTAAGGAAAAGTGTGATGAAAACAGTAAGTTGGACTATAACGAAATCTGGTCAAGTATTATCGCCAACGATGGAAGTGTTCAACACCTTGAGTTTCTGGATGAATGGACAAAAGATGTTTTCAAAACTTCCATGGAAATCGATCAGCGCTGGATCATTCAACATGCCAGTGACCGTCAAGAGCATATCGATCAAGCTCAGTCGATAAATCTATTTTTTAGGCCAGATGTAAATGTCAAGTATCTACATGCGGTTCATTTTATGGCTTGGAAAATGGGCCTTAAAACGCTTTATTATTGCCGTTCTGAAAAGATTGGTAAAGCGGATAAGGTGGCGAAGAAGATAGAAAGACAAGTGATCGAAGAAATTGATTTGAAACAATTGGCCAGCGAAGATGTTTGTTTGGCTTGTGAAGGATAATGGAGAAAAAAATGAAAAGAATTTTGAGATTCACGGCCTCATGGTGTCAACCATGCCAAATGTTGGCTAAAAATTTAGAGTCTGTACAAAAAAATGCTATGATTGAAGTTGTGGATATTGATGTGCATCCAGAAGTAGCTTCAGAATATGGTATTAGAGGTGTTCCTACTCTTGTGATGCTTGAAGAAAACATAGAAGTAAAAAGATTTGTAGGTGTCAAGTCACTCAAAGAATTGGAGAGTTGGATCAATGATTAAAAAAATAAAGCATCATCTAAACGAAGAGCGAAATTATTTTAAGCCCTTTAGTTACCCTTGGGCATACGAAGCATGGCTTAAACACGAGCAATCACATTGGCTTCATACTGAAGTGCCAATGGCTGAAGATGTTAAGGATTGGAAGAATAAACTGAAGGCGAATGAGAAACAGTTTCTCACACATATTTTTCGTTTCTTTACACAAGGTGATATCGATGTTGCTGGTGGTTATGTTAAGAACTACCTGCCGTATTTTCCACAACCTGAAGTACGCATGATGCTCTGTGGTTTTGCTGCAAGAGAAGCTCTTCACATTGCTGCATATTCACATTTGATTGAAACACTTGGCATGCCCGAAACCACATATTCAGAGTTTCTAGAGTATGCTGAAATGCGAGAGAAACACGACTACATTCTAGATTTGAGTTCTAAGAATGGCACAAAAGAATCTACTGCTGCTCACATTGCAGCCTTCTCTGCATTTACCGAAGGTATGCAATTGTTCTCATCGTTCATTATGTTGTTGAATTTCCCAAGGCACGGCATGATGAAGGGTATGGGTCAAATTGTTACATGGTCAATCGTAGATGAAACACAACACGCCGAAGCCATGATCAAATTGTTCCGCACCTACATAGAAGAGAATAAAGAAATTTGGAATGATGACCTTAAGAGCCAGATTTACACAATCGCTGAGAGAATGGTTGCTCTCGAGGATCGGTTTATTGATTTGGCATTCAGTATGGGTGCTATGGATAATCTTGACTCTGATGACGTTAAACAGTATATCCGCTATATTACTGATCGCCGCCTTATCTCTCTTGGCCTTAAGGGAATTATGAAAGTTAAAAAGAATCCTCTACCATGGGTTGAAGAAATGATTAATGCGCCAACGCATACTAATTTCTTTGAAAACCGTGCTACTGATTATGCTAAGGGCGCTCTTGTCGGAACTTGGGAGGATGTATGGGCGAAAGCAGCATAAATGACAGAACTAATCTATCTACTCATAACGACACATCTAACAATAGTTTGTGTGACGCTGTATCTACACAGGGGTATGGCACACCGTGGTATTACCTTTCATCCCCTGTTAAGCCACTTTATGAGGTTGTGGTTATGGCTGGGCACTGGTATGGTTACAAAAGAGTGGGTAGCAATACATAGAAAACACCATCGTTTCTGCGAACAACCCGGAGACCCGCACAGTCCACACCAATTTGGCCTGTTGCGGGTTTTGTTTTCTGGAGCATTTTTATATGTCAAAGCTTCAAAAGATCGTGAAATGGTTGATGCTTACGGTGTTGGTTGTCCTGACGATTGGATTGAGCGTAAGTTATACACACCTTACAATGGACTTGGCATTCTTATTTTACTTGTGTTAGATGTGTTGTTATTTCAATGGTGGGGTTTATTGATTTGGTTGATTCAAATGTTTTGGATACCATTTTGGGCTGCAGGTGTAATTAATGGTCTCGGTCATTGGTTTGGTTATCGTAATAATGAAACGAATGATAGGTCGAGAAACATAATACCATTTGGTTTTATCATTGGTGGTGAAGAACTACATAATAATCACCATGATGATCCTGCATCGCCAAAGTTAAGCCAAAAATGGTGGGAATTCGATGTTGGTTGGTTATGGTTAAACTTATTTCAAAAGGTCGGTTTGGCCAAAATAGTAGAGAGGTAATATGCCAACACTAAAACATAGTTGCGAAACTTGCGACTCAACATTTTCAGTTAATTATGATGAAGAATTGTGTGAAGATGCGCCACATTATTGTCCGTTTTGTGGAGACTACATAATTGAGGATGATTATGTAGAAGAAGAGGAATAAAGATTATTATGTTGGAATTTCAAAATGTCTAATTTAAATGTATTAAATAATTTATTTGGTGTGCCTGTTTATGTAACAAAAATATCTGCTGAATCATATAATAAAAAAGAAATAGTAGATAACATTGAAGATAATTACAAAATAGACCCCAATAGAAATAAATGGAAAAATCAAGGCAGTTATTTACATCATTCTATTAATGATTGGGAAAATAAAAACTTTAAAAGTGTTAATTTTTCACATTTATTTTCAATATATGAGAAAAAAATTACCGAATTTTTTCTTCTTTTTCAATCCAAAAAAAATTTTCAATACAATTGGAAAATTGCAAACTACACTTGTATGGGTAAAGGCCAATCGATGGCTAAACATATGCATTCCGAATGTGATTTTTCTGCTGTGCATTATATCAAATTTGATCCTAAAAAACATTTTCCAACAAAATATTATAGCCCATTAATTTGGGGAGAGTTTATAGATGCTCATTTAGCCGTAAATGATTTAAAAGATCCTTTAGATTTAGACGATGTATCGAATTCTTGGCTATCAGGCGCTTGGTCTTTCAATATTAATGAAGATGATTTTGTTATATCTCCAGCTCTTTTAAGCCATTCTGTTCCTGTTTCAACATCAGATGATTTAAGAATGACCATAGTGTTAAACATAAGTGTTACAAAAGAAAAATAATGTGGACTTACAAAGGCGAGGAATTTTTAGAAGAACATGTCGGCGATTCGTATGGTTATGTTTATTGCATTACCAATACACTTACTGGCAAACAATACATTGGTAAAAAGTTTTTCAGTAAAGCGGGTTATAAGACCGTAAAAGGTAAACGCAAGAAAGTCCGAAAACCCTCAGATTGGTTAACATACTGGGGCTCAAACAAAACTCTAATCGAAGACATACAAAAACTTGGCGAACAAAACTTTCGCCGAGAGATTTTGCATTTGTGTACCAATAGGTCTGATTGTGCCTATTTGGAACTAAGAGAACAAATAGATCGGCGAGTATTGGAATCTGATGGATTCTATAATGATTGGATCATGGTAAAAGTGCGGAAAAGTAACATAAAATTTCATAATACGAAATAATTATACTGCACTGCAACATAAAAAAGCATATATAATAATGTGACGCTCAAAGAGGTCACATTATTAACGAGGAAAAAATGCTTAAAAAGATTTTAGAGTTTTTCAAAATAGATTACCAGTCAATGTTAGATACTTATATTTCATCTCGCAATCCAACTTGTGAGGCCGATATTGAAAGATTAACTAGAGAATTTGAGCGTAAATTCCACACAAATTTCTAAATCGTCTAAAGGAGATTAAAATGGTAGAATCAATTATCGACAATGTTCAAAGTGCAAAAAAACAGTTTGTAAACACTTACATTACTGACAAGGTAACCCGTGAGGCCTTGAATAAATTTGTAGATTCCCAAACAGATTTTGCAAAGCAAACCTACAAAACAATGGAAACCCTTGGAAAAGAGTTCCAATCTCAAGTCCAGAGTTACGGTTTCAAACTAGGTAAGTAAATCTGTAGTTCTTCCAAAGCATACATAAGAGTATGCAGAGGAAAATATTAAAACCACAAAAATCTCAATCTTTTGCAGAGAT